CACCGACACCACCAACAGTGGTGGTGATTTCTGATCCACCTACTCCTGATCCATGTGCTCTACAGGAGATTTGCTGGCCGGAGACAGAAGTAGATCTAGCGTTAGGCGGATTCGACGTCACTTTTGGTGGTGGCGTAACATCAAGAACGTTGCCTGAAGGATGTATCACAATGAATCCTTGCGATATGCCAAGATTCGGGGTAGATCCTATTGCGCAAACTTTCTATGTTGATGGTTTGCAATTTGGTTGTTACGTTACTCAACTTGACGTATTCTTCAGAACCAAGTCTTCAACTGCACCAATCACTCTGCAAATTAGAGAAGTTATTAATGGTTATCCTGGTAACAAGGTAATTCCGTTTGGCGAAGTAACGTTGAATCCTGGAGACGTTCTCGTTAGTGAGAATGCAACGTCAGCAACAACTTTCACTTTCCCGTCACCAGTGCATCTACAGAACAACACAGAATACTGCTTTGTTCTGCTTCCAGCAGGTAACGATCCAAATTATAATATTTGGGTTTCTGAGTTGGGCGAGAACGAACTGGGAACTCAAAATAGAATTTCTGAGCAACCAAATATCGGTGTTCTTTTCACATCTGCTAATAACAGATCATGGACTGCATATCAAAAAGAAGATATTAAGTTTACTTTACGTCGCGCCGATTTTGAAATTAACACTGTTGGCACAGTAGTAATGAAGAACATGAATATGGATTATATGAAGTTTTCTTCATTCTCGAATGGACACTACCTTGCTGGTGATGAAGTGCATGGGTTCTCATTCAATATTACCAATCCAGGTTCAGGTTATACCAATGGAACGGTTGCACATAATTTAACAGGCGGTGGCGGAACTGGTGCTACAGTCAATGTCACTATTTCTGGTGGTGTCGTTACTGATGTTGTGTTAACCAATCTTGGTGGTGGGTATACCAGCAACCCAACGTTGACAATTGTCAGCGGTTCTGGAACTGCTGCCGCAGTATCAGTTGTACTGAACAGAGGATTTATTAAACAATATGACTCGCTATATAATGTCGCCAAGGTATTAATTACTAAGGGATCTTTTGCTACGGGTGATATTGTAAGTAACGAATCTTCAAATGGATTTATTTCTGAAATCGAAAACAAACAGTTGAATGTCATAGAAACAAATATCGGTTCTGTTGATCACACACCAGCATCAATATCTTGGTCTGTCGCGCCAACTGCGACAGGCGCAACTAGCGCAGGAACAACGTTCGAAGGATATAACTTCGGACAGGAACATGAATTGTCATATGAAGCACAAGTATATTCATATTCCAATGAGCAAGCAGATCTTTCTGGTGGTAAATCACTTACAATTAGAGCAGGTATGTCTACACAAACATCAACTGTTTCTCCAGTAATTGATACCAGAAAATGCTCTATCATCGCTATTGCTAACGATATTAATAATGATGCTACTGATGAAGATACAAACAATGGCGCTGCGGCATCGAAGTATGTCTCTCGTCGCGTAGTATTGGACGATGGTCAAGACGCTGAAGACCTAAAGGTTTATCTGAGTAATCAGATTCCTGCTGGTTGTGATGTGAAGGTATATGGTAAATTCCAAAATGCAACTGATGCGTCAGACTTCAATGACCGCGAATGGATCGAACTCGAAACAAATACAGTGCCAATAAACAGCGCTGGTCGTTCTGGGTTCGTAGAGTATGATTATACTATACCTGCTGCAAATAAAAATGCGGGTGTTCTAGAGTACACAGTCGGAAGTGCGACTTTCACTGGATATAAAACATTCGCAGTTAAAGTTGTACCTCTGTCAACAAACAGTTCTGTAGTTCCTAAAGTTAGAGAACTTAGAGCGATTGCACTACAGGTATAACATGAGCACAAGAATTAAACTGACTGATACAACAAAGTATGAACGTGATGGTCATTCGAAGGCAATACTTTCGAATGACCTGCCTGCTCTAGCAGCATACAAGTCTCGTAAACAACATATGAAGCAAATCGAATCATATGGAGACGATATAAATAATCTTAAGAATGAAATGATTGAGATTAAAAACCTACTAACACAAATACTACAGAAATAAGGATAAAAAGCATGAGCACACTTACCCTTAGATCTGTAAAGGGGACTCCGCTGACGAATACTGAAGTTGATACTAACTTCAGTAATTTGAATACAGATAAGTATGAATCTGGCGCTAGTCCTTCTTTTGCAGATTTAACACTTACTGGAAGTTTAACCAAATCGGTTGCGGGCACAGTTACGGCAGCAGGAACCACTCAAGGCGACGCGACTGCACTGACAAAAACTCTTAACATGATCACAACAGCAACAGCAAATCAGGGCGTAAAACTCCCGACTGCTGCGGCAGGTTTGACCATCAAGGTTATCAACACCACAGCGGTTACCATTAAGGTGTATCCAAATACTTCAGATGTTATTGACGGTGGAACTGTCAATGCTGGTGTTAATCTGTCACCATACTCGTCTGTTGAATTGGTAGCACAAGATACTCAAGATTGGTATCGTGTAACTAATTTAATTGTTTATGACTCGAGTGGTAACAGGTTAAACTAAAATGAACCCTCTAAAGGTCAAGGCAACAGGATCCCCAATCACTTCTGCAAACATCAGCGGTTTGCAGACCATGACCGATGCAGAGGTAAAAAATTATATTGCCAATGTTATCACAGAAAAGTTTGCTTCAGTAACAGATGGTACTGGTACTGCTGAATTAAACATCACGACAAATAACTCAGGTTCTGGTACATCAATCGGAACTTTTGTTGACACTAACCGAACTGAATCTATCGGAACGCATCCTGCTACTGGTGCGATTTCCACAACAACATACACTGCTAAGCAGGTTACTGCTGCAGCAACAGAAAATATCACCAACAGACCATTAGCATGGGACTCTCGCCTAGAAGAAATGGCAGATGGTGACATTGATAGCACAATGGATCTCTGTATTGCTGCGATGGTTGAAGAATCAACATATACTGCTGGTCAATATAAACTCCAATCTACTGCACCATCAGGCGGAACTTGGGTTTCGCGATATACATTAACAGATACAGCACAAGGTGGAAACACCGTAACATATTTGTGGCAGAAAACGGTTGCATCTTCATCACCAACAGTGGATCTTGCTCCATTAAGAGCGTTCAATGGTGGTAACTGCAAGCAGATGACTGAAGCAGAAATCGAGCAGATGCTTCCAGTCTTCAGAAATAGAATTATTGAAACGGGTATCGGAACTTATAAAATCCAATCAGATGCGCCTAGTGGCGGCACTTGGATCCAAACGGGTAACACATTTACGGATACTCGCGAAGAAGTATCGCCACAAAATTATGCAGGCAATTACAGTGGTAATTTTACTGGTAATTATACTGGTAACTATGTTGGTCCAGTTACATATTCTGCACCTTATTCTGTGTCAGGAAATTACAGCAGCAATTTTACTGGAAATTATCAGTCACCAATAAATTATAGTGGAAACTATTCTGGTGTAATTCCTGGATCTCCGACTCCAGGTCCAAATTATACTGGGTTCTATTCTGGTGTAATTCCTGGATCGCCAACTCCAACAAACTATACTGGTTTTTATGCTGGACCATCGATTCCTGGATCACCAACTCCAGGTCCAAATTATACTGGGTTCTATTCTGGTGTAATTCCTGGAGAACCAACTCCAACAAACTATACTGGTAATTATACTGGTTTTTATGCTGGACCGTCTGCTCCATATTCAGGTCCATATGTTGGACCTTCGGTTCCTGGACCAAATTACACAGGATTCTTTACAGGATTTTATACAGACGGATCACCAAGTTTCTTTAGTGGGTTCTATTCAGGTTCTAGAAACTATGCTGGTACTTATGCTGGTCCGCCAGTAGGTTATCAGGGCGCACCGATTCCATTCGTTGGTTTTTACTCTGGTACGAGAACGTTTTCGGGTGAGTATGCTAGTGGTGTTGAACCAGGAACATTCCAATACTTCACGGGATATTATGAGGGAATTGTTCCAGGTGGAGCAGTAAACTATCAGGGATCTTACCAAGGCGCTCCAGTGATACAGTTTTTTACTGGATTCTATCAAGGCCCACCTCTAGCTCCTGGAGAACCTGGAGATGCTTATGTTGGTGATTATACAAGTGGAATACCGATACCAGCATTCTACACTGGTTTCTACACTGGTTACACAGTACCAACACCAACGCAATTTACAGGCGGTTATCTCGGACCAGCACCTGCTGGACCAAACTATATTGGTTTTTACACATCTGGACCAATCCCATTTGCTGGTTCGTATGATGGTCCAGGGCCGACATATACTGGAACAGCATTTTATTCTGGATCTAGAAACTACGCTGGTAACTATGAAGGTCCAGGATATAGTGGTCTAGTATATTACTCAGGAACTTACGCTGGGTATTTTTCTGGTGCACCAACTCCAGGATCCAACTATACAGGTTTCTATACTGGCACTACAAACTATTCCGGAACATATACTGGATTTTATGCTGGTGTAACTCCAGGTTCGCCATCTTTCACGAATTTTACTGGAACCTATCAAGGACCATCTATTCCTGGATCTCCTACTCCAGGACCAAGCTATTCTGGAACATATACTGGAGTGATTCCTGGATCGCCGACTCCAACAAACTATAGTGGAAACTATTCTGGTATAATTCCTGGATCGCCGACTCCAGGACCAAACTATACTGGGTTCTATTCGGGAATTGCAACTTACACAGGATTTTACACAGGGTTTTTCTCTGGTGTAGGAACAGCATATACTGGGTTTTATACGGGAACTACGAACTACTCAGGAACTTATTCTGGTTCTTATATAAATAACTTTACAGGAACATATTCCGGCGCAACAATACAAGCAACTAAAGAAACAGTGTCATCTGTTAAATTGTGGATAAGGACAGCATAAGCATGGTTTTGAGAAACAAATCTTCGGCGACACCTGTTTCTGCTGTAAATTGGCAAGGTCTACAGCAGATGTCTGTTGACGAGATTAAGAATTATGTTGCACAAACTCTGACAGTTTCCTTTGGCGCAAACTCAGATGGTACTGGCACTGCTGAAATTAATATCACAACAAACAATAGTGGTTCTGGTACTTCAATCGGGACATTCTCTGATACTGATAGACAAGAAGCAACAGGAACTCACCCAGCAACTGGTGCAGTTGACACTGTCACATATACTGCAAAGCAGGTTACTGCTGTCGCCACAGAAAGCATTACCAATCGTCCGTTGAAATATGACGATGGTATTAAAGAAATGACTGATGGTCAAATTGATACTGAAATCTTAGATTATGCAATCAATGCGATGATCACCGAGTCTACATATACTGCTGGGCAATATAAACTACAACCAACTGCTCCATCAGGTGGAACATGGGTTGCTAGATACACACTAACCGATGTTGCCAATGGCGGAAATACAGTAACATATCTGTGGCAGAAAACTGCTGCAACTACACTGTCAGACTCTAATCTTAGACCACTAAGACTTATTGATACCAAAGATGTCAAAGAAATGTCATCTTCTGAAATTCTACAAATGCTTCCGAATTTCAGAAACAGAATCATTGATACTGGAATCGGCACATATAAGGTTCAATCTACAGCACCAGTAAGTGGTACTTGGGTTGCGATGGGCGATGAGTTTGCTGATACCAGAGAGCAAGTAACACCGCAGAACTATCTGGGTAACTTCACTGGCAACTATCTCGGCACCTTCTCAGGTTCAAGAAACTATACTGCAAACTATGCTGGAACATATCAGGGTAACTTTGCAAATAATTTCAGCGGTGGTTATGTTGGACCAGCGAACTATTCCGGAGCATATTCTGGAGCATACGCAAACAACTTTACGGGTAACTTTGTTGGACCTGCAAACTATTCAGGATCTTACTCACAAGGTTTCACAGGAAATTATGTTGGTAACTTTGTAGGAACTGCTGGGTATTCTGGAAACTATACAAGTAACTTCAGTGGTAACTACACTGGTTTCTATGCTGGTTCAAGAAACTATGCTGGCAACTATGCTGGGAACTTCAGCGGTAACTATCTTGGCACATATACAGGAACTGCTGGGTATTCTGGAACATACTCCAGAGGATTCACTGGCAACTATAATCCATTCTTTGGTGGGTTCGTTGGACCAGCATACAGTGGTACTTACACTGGATTTTTTACAGGCAACTATGTTGGTCCTGCAAACTATTCAGGTAACTACCTCGGAACATACACTGGATTCTTCTCGGGATCTAGAAACTATGCTGCAAACTATGCTGGAACATATCTTGGAACATACTTAGGATTCTTCACAGGAAACTATGTTGGACCAGCAACCTACACTGGAACATATTCAGGCACTTATACTGGATTCTTCACAGGAAACTATCTAGGGACTGCAACATATACAGGTAACTATACTGGATTCTTTACAGGATTTTACACTGGGTTCTTTGCAGGAACTGCAACATACACAGGCAACTATACTGGATTCTTTACGGGTAACTACACTGGGTTCTACTCAGGTTCTAGAAACTACACAGGGAATTATGCCAGTAACTTTAGTGGAACATACTCACAAAACTTCTCTGGTGCAACAGTAATTGCAACCAAGGATACGGTATCGACCATAAAACTTTGGGTTCGCACCACATAAAAACCTTGACTTTTGCATTAAAATGGCGTATATATAATATTGAAATTTATTTTATTGGAGATTTGAATGACTACCAACCGCACTATTGAAAATCCTTACTGGGCGAACAAAGAAAAACAACATGTTATCGCAGAGTTCGTGTATCCTGATACGGGTAAACGAGCAACTGCATCGATCATGAACGACGGAACTAACCGTGACTTTGATGAGTTGATGAAGAAGTATAGCGTCGAGCAAATTGATGCGAATACCAAGAAACGGTTTGATGACCGCAATCAACATATCAAGCAAAACATTGAACGCCAGAAGGTTGACAAGACTCGTATGCAGCAAGAGCAACTGTTCGCTGCTAAACTGGATGCATTCGAGATCGATCTAATTAAGTCCTCAAAGAATCGCGAGTTGAAGTCCAAGATTCGTAAAGCAAAGAACATTATGGAAGTTACTGCTTATACTGTCATTCTCCTACAACAAGAAGAAGCGAATGCTGCTATTGTTCGAGAATCAGTCGATGCAGAATAATGGTTTTCTTTACGTCGCAACAGTAAGAAAAGGTTACTATAGAGCAGCAAGAAATTCTGCTATATCTCTACGCGACTTCTATCCTGATGCGCATATCACATTCTTCACACACGAGGAATGGGTGCAACCAGATGATTATGAAATCTTCGACACTGTCATTACTGAAAATGTCCCACGGGACAAGCGAGCAAAACTGTGGGCGCTTGATCAAACTCCATACGATCTGACAGTTTACATGGATTGTGATACAGAAGTTGAGCATGAAGATATCCAAAAGATTTTCGACCAGATCCCAGAGGATATCGATATCATCTTCACTGCCAATCGTCCATATAACGCAGCACTGACTAAGTTATCTGATACGGAAGAAATGACTGAGCACTGTGGGTTGTTCGTCTATAGAAATAATGAACAAACATTAAACCTCATGCGTGCATGGTATGGCGAGTATTGGGAGCAGAATAAACCTGGATGGGATCGCAAACACTATCCCGAATCTGCACTACAGTGGGATACCTTCACAATGTGGAGACTTCTGAATCATTACGATTTCGGTGTTAAGACTGCCAGATTTCCCGACCCAGATGCCCGATGGAACTTTGTATCTGGATATAAAGAAGAAGAATTACAGGGGCAACCAGTAGTAATTTATCATTACACAATTCCACATTCTTTATTAACTTAACAGGACAAACATGCTACAATTTACAAATTCAGTTTCTAAAGAACTAAGCGATATTCTAGATCCATTTACTGAATGGTTCTTTGCTCAAAATGATCAGCATCTTGTGTTGGGTCCAGAAGATATGCAAGAAAAGCGTCGCGGCGGATTGACAGTCGACACTGCTACGGATGAGCAGTATATGAATCATATCATCAACAAAGGGGAACGACATGTTGGTTTCCCTGATGTTGCGTGGTGCACTGACATGTCTACTGCGCATGGGCAACCATGGTTCCCTTCTGAATATGGTAGACGGCAGCAAGAAACCAATAAAGAACTGATCAGTTATCTTGGTGCAAGAAACAATGCAGTTTTTACTTATTATCCTGAAAATGGTTTTATGGGATGGCATAATAACTGGAATGCAGCAGGATATAATATTCTGATTACATACAATGCAGAAGAAAATGGTGGGTTCTTCCGATACCTCGATCCAGTAACGAAAGAAGTAGTTACTATGAATGACCCAAAAGGTTGGTCATGTAAGGTTGGATATTTTGGTGACCGCAGCGATCCAAATAAAATTGTGTATCACTGCTGCGGTAACTCTGCAAAAAGATTAACACTAGGTTATGTTGTACCGCATCTAGAAATTTGGCGATCAATGATTGAAGATATTAGTGGCGAGGATGCTTCTCACTTCGGTTAATCTTTTCGCGTTCTTTATGCTTTGCCAATAGTTCTTCAAGGATAGTTAAACTTTCGTGCATCTTCTCGATTTCATCTAACATTTTAGGAACAGCAACCGATGCTTGGTTAATAATTGCTTGTTCATAGTTTGCACGTGGTACGGTAGCAAGTTGGATTCTTCTGCGCCTAAAGTAATCTTTTATTCTACTGAATAGAGAAGGTTTTCTTGCTTCTACCATATTCAACTGAGTAGTTTTTTGGTCAGTTGCCTGTTGTCGGGTCTTTACAATTTGATCTTCTCGTGCTTTTTCTGCTGCCTCTTTTTCGCGAATAAGTTTTTGGTTTTCTTCTCGTAAACTTTTCAACTCGGAAGAAAGTCTAGATTCCTCTTCTGCTTTCTTTCGCTGCAATTCTTCATATTTTTCTTGTGCAATTCTTTCCTTCTCTAGTTCTTCTGGAGAAGGTTCATTGCTTATAATTTCTTCTTGCAAGTTTCCGTCGGTCCACTCCTCCGCGACCACTTCCTCGGGTGGGAGTGATGGTGATACTAATGGTTCTAGTATATAATCTTGTGGTGGTGGTGCGACGACTCTTGCTCTTGCCATTACTTTGTTCCTATTACCATAAAACGATCGAAGTTTACTTTCCCATCCCATGACCAATAGGATTGTTCAATTTGCCCTTGGTGGAGAACCTTTTCTACTCCAACATTCTCAATATGTTCCTCAATTGTTGGCACGCAATTAATACCATACATTTCTCTGAAAACATTTGACGACTGACAAGCAAAGATACAATCCTTGTTTGCAGTTGTCATTTTCTTTAACGGATACATAGTTTCGCATCCAATCGAAACAATAACATCTGTTTCTAAAGCATTAATGTCATGATAAGCAAACGGAATATCCCAGTTGATATGATTAAGTTCAACACCTTTACTGGAATAATACCGATTGAAAACCTTTGACAATTCAAGTGCATCTTTATCGATGTCAATTAGATTAATTTTCTTGACATTTAAATTTTCACACAGTAATGGAACAAGCGGAAATCCTAACCAAGAATTTAGAATTGTAATGTCTAGTTTTTCTGGTAGATCTTCCACTTTCATTAGTTCTTCAACCAACCAAATAGCAGCATCCATAGTATTTGGATTCATGGATTTTCTAAAATCTTCATGCTTCCATGGCAGTTCGTGTTGGATTTTATCCAACCCTTCACCCCAGTAACGATAGTTATTCAAATAATTATAATTTAACATCTTGTGGTCTTTCCATTGAATCGTATAAACAAATTAGTGGTTCAGGTCTGAGAACACGTTCTCTTACATCAATAGGCCAAACATATCCATAGTTATAACTATAAACCCAACTATCTGGAAAGTGTCCAATTTTCAGGAGACGTTCTCTTTGGTGACCAAATAGATTATCTAATCCGCGATAATAAAAAAACATTTGGTCAGGATAATCTCTCACGAACTTAGTAATTTTGTTCACATCTAATTTATCATTCCATCTAAGAACGCTTGAATTTAGATCTGTGTATCTGAACGGAATTTCTTTTGTATCCTCTTTCATTTGCTTCATGTTATGCCAACGAGTTCGAACAAAGGTCAGTGTGTCTTCCGGATCATATTCAACAATGCAATCAATATTATGTTGTATACCTATGTCTAAGTCTAGGAAAAGTTTTTCTCCCGTCTGCCTAACGACATTTTTGTCGAACAAGTAAAGTTTATTCCACCATTTCTCATAATAATTATCTTCAGGAATGGGAATAACTATAACCTCTGGATCTAAATCTCCAGGATGTTCTGTGATACAATAAAATTTAAATTCTTGAGTTATATACTCCCTGCACATTTGCAGAATACGATTTACGTATTCTGGTCCATATTTAAATCCCCATTTGACTGTGTAGATATTAATCATCAAATATTCCAATGCGCCAAAAGATTAGGATCAATAAGCGACTCTTGTTTTACTTTGCCTCTGTGGTTATCTTGAAATGGGAGTAAGTCCACATTAAACACGCACAAAATACAATCCTTTCTATATATTCCGACTTCTAGATCACCAGAATCCCAGTCGCGTCCCCGATTGTATGAGTAAGCAAAAGTATTGGGAAAGTGTTTCCATAGCGGAGTATCGCTAAAGTCTCCCCACCGCCAACTGTGATAGTTGTCTGTGCCGTCTGTAAACGTGAACCAGATACGTTCTTGGTGTTCTAGAACATCCTGCCAGATACATTCAGTCTGATCATCTGACCACACCATACAACTACCATTTGTATATGCCCCATGTGCTAACTTGAAGTTACGAGTCTTCATGGGTCGAGGATCCTGCCACCATGACCGCAACTTGGTAGGATTCTCTAGGTCATAAGTGATGATTGGCGACAAATCATTTTGTATGATAACATCAAGGTCGAAAAAGACAAATCTTCCAGTGGGTTTATCGTCTGCGAAGTTGTGCGTATTGAAGATGAACGTCTTTGGTCTGTCCCAACAACGTGCCATGCCGTATTTGAAAAACTCGGAACCAAACCAATATTTTGGATGGATGTCGGGAATGTCGGGAAAGTCGATGACTTTAATTTCATTTTCAAATCCTTCACTGTTATCTGTATAACAATAGAAATGGAACTCAAAATTGTCAGGAGTATGTTTTTTTGCCATTTGATAAAGTCGGTTGACAAACTCAGCAGAATACTTTGTTCCCCATTTACAACAGACGTAATTAACTCTCATCGCCACAATCCAATAATATTTTTATCTAAACATTCAGATAATTCGATCTGTTTTTTTGCTGACGGATGTGGTACATTGTCAGTATTGAATAAACAGATCTTGGCATCTCTGCGAAACTTAAACTGTTCGACATCGTCGGGATGATGCTTTCCGCGATTCCACGAATAGATCCATCCACCTGGAATATCTTTCCAGAAATCCCTCTGTCTCCAGTAATGATAGTTGTCACTTCCCTTAAAGAAAGTTTTAAACACGGATTCAGAATTCTCAATAATATCTGTGTAGATATGCTCGCACGATTTACCAGGCCAAAGCATCATACTGGAGTTGAAAAAAGTTCCACGAATATCAATAAACAATCTGTCGTGTTTCTGTGATTGTGGTTGCCACCGACAATGAATAATTCGAGGTTTCTGCGCAAGTTCTGTTACATCAGTTATATCTTCTTGGATCACAACATCAAGATCAAAATAACACCAGTTGCCTTCATATCCCAACCAATTGTGCGAATTAAATACTGAGAACTTTGCTCGATCAAAACAGAAGGTTTCTTTACCGAACCAGTATTTCGGATGTAGGATACCATCGTCGGGTATAGGTGCAGTATCGCACTCAATTCCTTCTGCATCATCAGTATAACACGTGAAAGTATACGACGCAGGATTACGAGCGTAGTTCTTCTTTACCATGTTGTAAAGATTATTTACATATTTGGCGGGATACTTATCACCCCACTTAATGCATACGAAGTTCATCATACTCTTTATCTGCTCCAGGAAACTGGTCTAATCCATTTAGTAATGCTATGGTATAACTTGGTCTATACCAGAAAGATTCATTGTGGTCATCTATACCATAATAGTCTGCGCCATATACGAATGAATATATCTCACCTTTCGGAAAGTAATTAAATCTAAAATCTTCGTGCCACAAAAATCTATCATCCCCAAAGTATTTAACCATGTAGTAATCAGAGTTGCTTTCGAAGTGTTCCCATATATGATGAACAGTCCCATCTTTCCACATCATTACACTTGAGTTGTAGTTACTCAAGTAGCGCATACCATGAGTGTCCCCGACATGATCAGGAAACTCTTTATTCTTCCAATAAGTATACGCGATTGTTGGATAAATGTCAAGGTAATTCCATAAATGATCAATATTATTTTGAATACGAACGTCTAGATCCAGATAAAGAACGTCACCAAACCCACGTTGACTGAACATCCAAACCTTATACCAATGACCTTCAACATTATCTGGCAGCGGCCAAGCAACAACAATTGGATCTAATCCTGTCGGGTCATCGGTAAAACAGACGTAGGTATACTTCTTACCAGTATCATTTACTATTCTGTTTACGTCTTCAGCAGAATATTTTTCGCCATATTTTAGCATCAAAATCGTTTGCATAGTATTCTCATTTATTATAAATATTACCGTATAATTTATAAGGGTTTCCGATGGCACAAATTCAAAATATCTATATTGACCAAGGAACAACTTTTTCATTGTCCCTCATAGTAAATGATCAGAACGGAGATCTAAAAGATCTTACTGGTTATACTGTAGCAGCACAAATGCGCAGATCGTATTACACCAATACTGCTATTAATTTTACTGCGGCAGTTTCTTTACCAGAAGATGGTGAAGTTACTATTTCATTGACTGCTGTGCAAACATCAGCAATAAAAGCAGGGAGGTATGTGTATGATATTGAAATTACGGGCGATGGCGAAACGCTACGAGTTCTCGAGGGAATCGTTGTAATTAATCCAGAGGTAACAAAATAATGTCTTTAAAGGTTACAGTAGGAAGTTCAAATGCTATAAATACAAGTATAGTAAGTAAAAGAACATCAACTAAAATAGAGACGTTAGCGGATGTAGATCTAGAGGGTGTTCAAGATGGATACACTTTAATTTACAACACTGCGACTAACAAATGGGAAGCGGCAAATCCTGCATCTGAAGTGATATTAGATAATATAGACGGTGGAACGTATTAGAAACTAAGACAACCAAAAAGGAATAGTCTAAATGTCAACAATTATTCAAATTAAAAGAAGTTCAGGTGCAACTGCTCCAACAACAACTGCCCTACTAGAAGGCGAAATGGCATACGCACAAGACGCATCCAATAATGGTGCTGGTGCAAAACTTTATATCGAGTCGATTGAAGGTTCTTCCGCTGCAATTCATGCAGTCGGTGGTAAGTATTTTACTGACAAGGTTGATGCTCGTCTTATCGATGCTACCTCAACAGTTGGCGGCGGCGCAACTTTCGCTGAAGCAACAAACAATGGTTCTAACAAGATTACTGTAAAGGCACCAAATACACTTGCTGCTGATTACACTCTTACTCTCCCTGCCAACGATGGTGATGCTGATCAGTATTTGAAGACAGATGGTTCAGGCGTTACTACATGGGCAGCGATTCCTTCAGGTTCGTTCACACTGAGCGACAACCAAGGAACTCCAAATACTGATACTTTCACCACAGGTGGAACTCTGACTTTTGCTGGTTCGGCTGGTATCAAAACAACTGTTTCAGACAACCAAGTTGCTATCGCTGCTGATATTACTGGTGCAACTGCTCTGACATCACTTGCTGATGCAGACGAATTCCTTGTTTATGATGCCTCGGCAACAGCAAACAAGAAGATTACTGCTGAAGATCTTGGTGATTACATCTATGCTGGTCTTTCGGGCGACATTACAGTAACTGAAGCAGGTGTTGTTTCGATTGCTGCTAACTCGGTTGCTCTTGGAACCGATACTTCAGGGAACTATGTTGCCACTGTCGCAGGAACTGCAAACCAAATCAGCGTAACAGGTTCAGGTTCTGAAACTGCTGCTGTTACCGTTGCTCTTACCGACGACGTTACGCTTGTTGGTGACCTAACAGTTGGTGGTAATGACATCAAGATGAATGGTGGAACTACTGCTATTACTTTCTCAGGTTCGGGTGACGTTGCAGTTGCTGGTGATCTGAAGGTTGGTGGTAATGACATTAAGACCGCCAATGGTGCAACTGCTCTGACACTTTCAGACTCAACTGGTGATGTTGCTGTTAAAGGTGACCTGAAGGTTGAAGGTAATGACATCAAGGCATCGGACGGAACCACTGCCATTACAATGTCAAGTGCAAACGTTGCTATTGCGGGCGATCTTACTGTAACAGGAAACGATATTAAGTCATCTGGTGGTACTACTGCTCTTACTCTTTCGGGTGCAAACGTTACTGTTGCTGGTAACCTGACAGTTTCGGGAACAACAACTACTGTTAACTCGACAACTCTAACTGTTACCGATCCACTTGTGTTTGTTGGTAACGACAATAATGCAACTGACGCAGTTGACATCGGTCTGTTTGGTATGTATGATACCAGCGGTTCGTTAGACCTTTACTCAGGTATCTTCCGTGATGCTTCAGACGGTAAGTGGAAACTCTTCAAGGATTCGCAAGCTGCTCCAACTACAACTGTTAACACAGGTGCAACTGGATATACAATTGCTACTCTTGTTGCTAACCTCGAAGGCGGAACTATTTCGTCGCTTGCTTCAGCAATCACTGTTCCAAACGGTGGTACTGGTGTGACAACTCTAACCGCTAACGGTGTTCTATTCGGTAACGGAACTGATGGTATTCAAGCAACCTCAGTCGGAACTGCTGGTCAGGTTCTAAAATCTGGTGGGTCAGGTGTAGCTCCTTCGTTCGGTAATATCGACGGTGGAACATACTAATATATAAAGGGAGGGGAATTTCTCCCCTCCCACTTTTTTGGAGATAGATAATGGATCAAACAAAATTTATTAACTCGTATATCGCAAACCTTGCGGAACGACTGAAGGCATTAACACTTGATAATATCATGCTGAATACACAACTTACGATGGCGAATGAAACCATTAATGAGTTGCAGAAAAAGATTCAAGTTTTAGAAGATATCCAAGCAATACCAGTTCCTAAGTCCGACTACATGGGTCTTGATGGTAAATTGAAATCTGATTACAGTTATACTGGCGCAGAAGAACCCTACCTCGTTGACGATGCGGAACAAAATGAGAAGGAAGTTCTGAATGACAGCATCGACAACAATAGTCCAAGTAAAGCGTAGCGAGACTGCTGGAGCAGCACCAACTGGTGCAGATCTAGCGATTGGCGAACTTGCTGTTAATCTAACAGACAAGAAAATATTCTCGAAAAAGACCGACGGAACAGTTGTTGGTCTCGGTGGAGTCTCAGTAAATGATGGTGGGGCGAACACTGGTGTTACGACCATCTCGTTCGCCGACACCATCTTCGGGGATTTCGTTGTCGATACTACAACAACTCCAGGTGTTGCAGTCGTTCGCCTAAATCAAAACGCAGATTTAGATTATGGTCTTATTACCGACAATGTTTTTGAGTACAACTCGATCGATTATGGGAGCATCTGATGGCGGCAAGAGTTAAACTGAGAAGAGGTACTTCCACTCAGCACAATACCTTTACTGGCGCTGTTGCAGAAATTACCGTAGACACTACAAATAATTCTATAAGAGTGCATGATGGATCGACTGCTGGTGGTCACGAACTTCTAAAAACAACTTTGGACAACATTAAAGATGGTGCCATTCTCGATGGTGGAACATATACCTAAATAGGGTGGTAATAGGAGATAAAAATGGCAACGATTTTACAACTTAGAAGAGGGACTACTGTTCAGCACTCAACCTTTACGGGTGCTGTCGGCGAAGTCACAGTCGATACAACAAAAGATACAGTAGTTGTTCATGATGGTACCACTGCTGGTGGTAAACCTCTGGCAACTGAAGCATACGTTACTTCAGCGATTCAAACTAAAGATAACAGTGACGAGATTACTGAAGGTTCAACAAACCTTTACTTTACAAATACAAGAGCAAGAGCTGCATTTACTGCAAGCACTGGTATTTCCATCACTGACGGTGCTATCTCTACTTCTATTACCCAATATACTGATGCACTAGCAAGAGCAGCAATCTCAGTCACTGACACAGGTGGCGATGGTTCTCTTTCATACAACAACACAACAGGTGTTCTAACTTATACTGGTCCTAGTGCATCTGACGTTCGCGCTCACTTCAGCGCTGGAACTGGTGTTACTATTACCAATGGTCAAGTTGCTATTGGTCAGGCAGTTGGAACTGGATCTAACGTTACATTCAATGATTTAACTGTTAGTGGTAATTTAACTGTTTCTGGAACTACAACCACAGTAAATACCGAAACTATCAATCTTGCTGATAACATTATTACTTTAAATAGTAATGAAGCAGGAACTCCATCACAAAATGCTGGTATCGAAGTCGAACGTGGCACCTCTACTAATGTTGCATTTCAATGGAATGAGACTACCGACGTTTGGGAATATACGGTAGATGGTACTAACTACATCCCTGTTGTTGGTACTACAGCAACGCAAACTCTTACAAACAAAACAATCAGCGGCGCATCAAATACACTATCGAATATCGGTAATGCTTCTCTCACAAATAGCAAAGTCACAATTGGTTCGACAGATGTAAGTCTGGGTGCTACAGTTACGACATTTGCTGGTCTTACTTCCGTTACTTCAACATCTTTTGTTGGTGCTTTAACAGGTAATGCTTCAACCGTAACTAACGGCGTCTATACTACTGATACAGGTTCAGTTACCAATACTATGCTTGCTGGGTCGATTGCTAATAATAAACTAGCAAACAGCGCAATCACTCTCGCAGGTACATCCGTATCTCTTGGTGGTGCATTCACTGCACAGAATATGCTTGATGCTATTAAAACAGTAGATGGTGCTGGATCTGGTCTAGATGCTGATCTACTGGATGGTAACTCGAGCGCATATTTCCGCATCAATGTTTACAATGCAGCAGGGACTCTATTGAATTAATATGACAACGGTGATTCAATTAAAAAGAAGCGAAACTGCTAATGCTGTTCCCACTGCAGGGCAAATTGCAGTCGGAGAACTTGCAGTAAACTTAGCAGACGGAACACTATACTCTAAAAAAACCGATGGAAGTATTATTGAAGTGGGTGGATATAATCCAGATTTCTTTACTATTCCAGGAACAATCGATCTGGGTGATCTCGCAGGGGTGGATCCTACAGTGTATGACATGGGTGCATTATAAATAGTCCCAAAGAGGACAAGATATGGCAATTTCTTCAAGACAAGGTTTAATAGATTACTGTTTGCGCAGACTTGGGTTTCCAGTAATCGAAATTAATGTGGACGATGATCAAGTAGAAGATCGTATCGATGACGCATTACAGTATTTCCAAGAGTATCACTTCGACGGTGTCGAAAGACTCTATCTCACGCACAAAGTTACCACCGCAGAACTAAAATTTTCAGGATTGTCTACACCCTCGTTCGAAAACAACGAGATGTTAGTCGGCAATACTTCAGGTGCGACATGTATCTTATATACAATATCTGGAACTACTGCGAGAATAACTAACGTAAAGGGTGCGTTCACAGCAGGTGAAACTGTTACTGGTTCTACCTCAGGATTCAGTAGAGCAATCGCATCCACAAGTTTCTATACTCCAGGAGATATTCAAAACGGTTATCTCCCGCTCCCCGATTCGGTAATCGGTGTCATCCGTGTTCTTCCAGTTAATGGTCCAAGTTCTGGTATGAACAATCGTAACAACATGTTCGATCTTATCTATCAGTTCCGCCTCAATGACATGTATAACTTACTGTCTGCTGACATGGTTTACTACACACAAGTCCAACAGCATCTGTCAATGCTTGACATGCTTCTAGTCGGCGATCGTTCATTCAAATACAATCGTAAAATGGACAAGATGTATATCGACATGAATTGGGAAGAGGTATTAAATCCTGATGACTTTATTGTCATTGAGTGCTATCGTATCCTAGATCCTTCGACATACACACAAGTCTACGATGACATGTTCCTCAAGCGTTATGCTACTGCACTGATCAAACGTCAGTGGGGCGAGAACATGAAAAAGTTTGGTGGGATTCAACTTCCTGGGGGTGTAATTCTAAATGGTAGAGAGATCTACGAAGAAGCAGTCGAAGAAATCACAACAATCGAGAACGAAATGCAATTGAAGTCAGAGTTGCCTGTCGATTTCATGGTTGGATAAGACATGCCAACGAACTTCTATTTTCAATCTGGTAATACATCTGGAACCACAAACGAACAACGTTTGGTGGAAGATCTTGTCATTGAAAGTTTGAAGATCTACGGGCACGATGTCTATTATCTCCCGAAACAAACTGGTAATCTCGACGGTATCCTAGGCGAAGATGCGCTTCAGTACTTTGATCAAGCATATCCTCTCGAAATGTATCTTGAGAATGTTCAAGGGTTTGAGGGCGAAGGCGAACTGTTCACAAAGTTTGGATTCGAATTTAGATCTTCGGCAACTTTCGTAGTTGCTAAAAGACGCTGGGAAGAAGGTGTTGCTCAGAATGCGACACTAGAATTACCAGGAAGACCAGCAGAAGGCGATCTACTTTACTTCTCGAAAACCAAAACATTTTTCGTGATCAAGTATGTCGACTTCCTAAATCCATTCTATCAACTCGGTAAGATCTACACATACAAACTGCAATGTGATGTGTTCGAATTCAGTTCGGAAAGAATCGATACTGGAATTGGAGAAATCGATTCCGTAATAGATAAATCACAAGATGTTTACGGATTCCAACTGCTTCAACAATCAGGGGACTTTGTTCTAAACTCTAGTGAAGATTCAATTATTCTCGAGATATATGCGACTGCAGACACAGATCCACAATCAGATAATGATGAATTCGAGGAAGAAGCAGAAGGTATTCTAGACTTCAGCGCATTCAATCCATTCGGTGAGGTACAGAAAAGAGCATAATGTTTTTACGTCAACACTTTTATCATCAACACATCAGAAAAGCAATCATTGCTTTCGGTACAATCTTCAATCAGATTAATGTCAAGAGATATAATTCTGATCAAGAAGTCGTGCAATCTGTTCGCGTTCCCTTGGCATATTCGCCAAAAAATAAGTTTCTTGCTCGTATCGCAGAAATACCAACAACTACTACACAGTCAACTGCAATCATACTTCCACGAATGGGGTTTGAAATAACAGGATTACAATATAATCCTGCGAGAAAGATTAACTTACTCACTAAGAACGTGGCAATCGGTCAGGGTGATGACCCTAACATGCTTCGAACTCAATTCACAAGCACACCATACGACATGAATATTTCACTGTATGTGATGGCAAAGAATCAGGATGATGGGTTGCAGATTATTGAGCAAATAATTCCGTTCTTCAATCCTGACTTCTGTGTTACCATAACTGACATTCCCGCAATGGGAATCAAAAGAGATCTTCAAATAGTTCTTGATTCTATCAATTATGAAGATGATTATGCGGGTGATTACATGCAAAGACGTTCGATTGTTTGGACGCTAAACTTTACTCTTGGATTAAACCTATATGGTCCAGTCGAGGAGCAAGGAATTATCCGAAAAGCAATCGCGAATACATATACGGATATTGAACAACCTAATTATGAACAAAAATATCAAGTAACAACAAATCCAGGTACTGCTGCAGTAACTGATGACTGGGATTATGTGGAGCAATTCGATGAATTTTTCGAACAAGGGTAACTATCAAGATCTTGACGATCTTTTTGGAACTGAAACAACAAAGATCCCAGAACCAGTTGAAGTAATTGAGGTAGAAGTTCTTCCAGCAACTACGACTACATCTGCAGTTCCAGCAGTCATCGAATCGACAGGCAATGACATTGAAGATGACTATAATGTCGCCAGAAAAAAACTCAATGAATTGATTGACACGAGTCAAAAGGCATTAGAAGGCATGTTAAATGTTGCGCTTGCAAGCGACAGTCCTCGTGCGTATGAAGTCGTTGGACAATTGATCAAAACAACTGGTGATACTGCTAAAGATCTAATGGATCTTCAGGCGAAAAAGAAAAAAGTTCTTCAAGATGATAGCAAGAAAACTCAGCAAATCGACACGCAGAATAATATTATCTTTTCCGGAAGCACCCAAGATTTACTCAAGGCATTGAAAGCAGAGAAAGCAAAAGTTATAGAACATGATAGTTGAGGAATCCTCGTATCACGGTAATATTAATTTAAAACCGATCGGATACAAACATAATTTTACTCCGGAGCAATTGACAGAACTCGCTTTGTGCGAGGAGGATCCAATTTACTTCATTGAAAATTATTGTATGATTGTTTCGCTTGACGAAGGTCTTATTCCATTCAAACTCTATGACTGCCAGAAGCGTAAAGTCCACCATATCCTAGACAATCGTAAAGCGATTCTAATGGAAGGTCGTCAGCAAGGTAAGACTATTACATCTGCTGCTTGTATTCTCTGGTATACATTATTCCAAGATGCAAAAACTGTTGCTATTCTTGCGAACAAGACTTCTGCTGCTCGTGAAGTTATGAATCGTTACCAGGGTATGTTTGAGAACTTACCTCTCTGGATGCAGCAGGGTGTTAAGACTTGGAACAAGGGTGACGTTGAATTAGAAAACGGATCTAAAGTATTTACTGCTGCTACGACTGCTTCTGGTATTCGTGGTAAGTCCGTTAACTGGTTGTATATCGACGAAGCAGCGATTATTCCAAACACGGTTGCCGAGCAGTTCTTCGCTTCAGTTTATCCTACAATTTCTGCTGGTCAAACAACTAAGATTCTTCTGACCTCAACACCTCTGGGGTACAATCACTTCTGGAAATTCTGGAACGAAGCAGAAAAAGGTGTCAATGGATTTGAACCGATGTTCATTCCATACACTGAGATTCCTGGGCGTGATGATGCATGGGCAGAAGAACAACTCAAGATGCTCGGTGAGTTGAAATTTAACCAAGAAGTTCTCTGTAATTTCCTTGGTTCGAGCAATACTCTTGTGAATGCACAAACACTTGGAGCGATGAGTTCCATCGACCCTATATACATGAAGGATGGATTAGATATCTTTGAAGATCCAATCCCAGAACATGTGTATGTTATGGGTGTTGATACTGCAAGGGGTATCGGTGGTGACTATTCTGCATTTACAGTAATTGATGCGACGACTGTTCCTTACAAACTAGTCGCCAAATATCGCAACAATAAAATACCACCGATGTTATATCCTAATATTATAAACAAAGTGGCGAGGGATTTTAATAATGCATATGTAATGATTGAAATTAACGATATTGGTCAGCAAGTCGCCGATATTTTACATGCAGAATTAGAATATGATAATATATTAACAACATCTAAAGATACAAATAAACAATATCTTTCACCAGGATTTGGTAGAGCAACCCAAATGGGTGTTCGAATGACTAAGCAAGTTAAAAGGCAAGGTTGTTTCACGCTAAAGTCTCTGATGGAAGAAAAGAAGTTACTGATTTTTGATGCAGATACCATCTCAGAGTTCTCTACCTTCATCGAAAAGATGGGAACTTGGATGGCGGATGAGGGTTATTTTGATGACTTGGTAATGAGTTTAGTTATGTTTGCATGGGTAACCAGCAATACATATTTCACAGATCTGACAGACATTGACATTAGAAAAAAGTTATATGATGGTCAGATGAAACAGATAGAAGAAGAACTGACACCATTTGGTATAATAATGAATGGTACTGAAGAAGAAGTTTTTGTTGATGGTGGAGACCTATGGTCTGTTGATACTACACCAACCAAGCGTGGATGGATGTAAAGTAGACATCTTATAAATAAGTTTATAACAAAAAAGACAGTGGTTTTTGTCAGTTTTAATACACAAGGAGAAGAAAATGGCATTTCAATTATCGCCAGGAGTCCTAGTTACTGAAAAGGATCTAACAAACGTCGTACCAGCAGTGTCAAGTTCTGCTGGTGGATACGTTGGTTACTTCCTCTGGGGACCTGTAAACGAAATTCAAACAATTTCGTCAGAAAACCAACTCGTCCGCGAGTTTGGTAAACCAACAAGCACTACTACAGTGCACTTTCACACTGCAGCAAACTTCCTTGGTTACGGAAATAATCTACAACTAGTTCGTGCAGTTGGTTCGGCAGCAAGAAACGCTGTTGCTTCAGGCACAGCAGTTGCAATTAATAACCAAGATGTTTATGACGCATCTTATGCTAATGGTGAAGGATCAGTTGGTCCAGTTGCTGCTAAGTATCCAGGCACTGTTGGTAACTCACTAAAGGTTGCTATCTGCGATGCTGCAAACTTCAGTGGTTGGGAATACGTAGCACAATTCGATGGTACTCCAGGTACATCAACTTATGCTGCATCTAAGGGTGCATCTGGTGATGAAGTGCACGTTATCGTTGTTGACGAAGACGGTGCATTCACTGGTATTGCTGGAACAGTTCTAGAGAAATTTCCATTCGTCTCGGTTGCATCTGATGCAAAATCGAGCGATGGTGGTTCTATCTACTATAAGAATGTTCTGAACACACAATCCAAGTATGTATGGTGGATGGATCACCCAACGACTCAAACTGACGAAGATCTTACTTGGGGTACAGCAGCAAGAGCAGGTGTATATCACACTCTCGCCGATGCAACAGACGATTCACTAGGTGGTGGTGTTGACGCTGCTCCTGACTCTGGTGGAATTCAAACTGGTTACGATCTGTTCGCTAACAAGGAACTCGTTGACGTTTCTCTGCTTCTAACAGGTAACCATGCAGTTGCAGTTGCGCAACACGTGATTGACAACGTTGTTCTCGATCGTCTTGATTGCGTTGTTTTCCTTTCACCACCACTTGCTGCAGTTCAGAATAATGCTGGTGATGAGGCAGATGACATCGTAACATACAGAGGTACAACTCTTGACCGTTCGACTTCATACGCTGTTATGGATTCAGGTTGGAAAGTTCAGTACGACAAGTATAATGACGTGTATGTAAACATTCCTCTGAATGCTGATACTGCAGGTCTTTGTGCTCGTACTGATCAAACCAATGATCCATGGTGGTCACCTGCTGGTTTCAACCGTGGTGGAATCAAGAACTGCGTGAAGTTGCTTTATTCGCCAAACCAAACAGATCGTGATACTCTTTACAAGAATGGCATCAACCCAGTTGTGTCGTTCCCAGGACAGGGTGTTGTTCTTTATGGTGATAAGACACTTCTTGCGAAACCATCGGCATTCGATCGTATCAATGTTCGTCGTCTATTCATCGTTCTTGAGAAGGCAATCGCAACTGCTGCTAAGTTCCAGTTGTTCGAATTCAACGATGTATTCACTCGTGCACAGTTCAAGTCGCTAGTTGAACCATTCCTCCGCGATGTTCGTGGTCGTCGTGGTATCTATGACTTCCGTGTCGTTTGTGACGAATCAAATAACACTGGCGAAGTAATCGACCGTAACGAGTTTGTTGCAGATATCTACATCAAACCTGCTAAGTCAATCAACTTCATCTACCTAAACTTCATCGCAACTCGTACCTCGGTATCGTTCGAAGAAGTTGGTGCCTAATAACCCGAATAAATAGAAT